GCACAGTTCAAAAATAAAGTTGACTATTTTTATGAGCAATGTGCCATGTTAGGAGTCGAGCCTGAGCCACTAGGGAAGCGTCAATCACCTAAGTTACCGTATTTGGTTTTATTCTTCAGTGCTATATTTTCTATGAGTTTACTTTGGTGGATATATACAAACGAGTTTCCATTCCCAAACGTGGCTAGTGAAGTTAAAGTAAAGGCTGACTGGTACGATAAATCAAGCTCTTTTTTTAACAACTTTTCTGCTCCAATTTTGTCTTTCTTCTCATTTATCGGGCTGCTATTTACCATTTATCAGCAGAACCGCAGTCATCGATTATCTCTCAAGGAGTTATCTTTAACTCGTGAAGAGTTGGAGTTAACACGAAAAGAGTTTGCGAAAACAACTATAGCGAATGAAAAGCAAGCAAATGCATTAGACCAACAAGTGAAAGAGGCTAAGAGCGCTGCTGAAGAGCAAAAGACTTTGGCTTCAGAACAACGTTTGGCTACTCAGATACAGCAGTTTGAATCTAGTTTTTATGCGCTGCTTTCAGAACATAATAAAGCGTTGGGGGATATGGACGCTGGAAGTTTTCGTGTTTCGCACCTTTCCAAAACGAGTTTTGTTCGAATTTTGGAAATTATTCAGAGTAACGTTCAGCTTTGTCGATACTTCCGCATGCTTTATCAACTACTAAAGTTCATAGCAACCAACCATGTGGATAATACTACAAGAGATTTTTCCAACGAATATTTACGAACACAGGTACTTGATCAAGAAAAAAGGTATGCTAGCTTAGTACGATCTATGTTGCCTCAAAATATCCTTGGCTATTTAGCAGTTAACTCATGCAACGGCTTTGAACCAACACATCCTTACCACAAGTATTTCCTTTTACTTCAAAGGTACGCTTTTCTGGAGCATTTGAACGTTGATGTGCCACTTACTTTTGATGCTAGTGATGGCTTCTTAAATGTAGATAAAAGTATGCTTCCAAGTGCGATGGTAAGGGTGCTTCAAAGCTATACGGATGAGGCTTTTGGATTAAATGAAAGTATTGAGGGTTTAGAGAGCCGCTTAATGTTAATGATTGATGACGAATACGAAGAGTATGTTGTTCTTGGTAAAGGTGAGCCAGGAAGTGTTTATGATGATATTACGAAGAAGTGCATGCCAACAAATTCTCTACTTTAGCAGTACTAGTGGCGATTTTGTTAGCTCAATACCTAGTGGGTGAGCCTTGACATTCACCCCTAAATGGCGCACTCTTTCCATTGTGCAAAACCTCGCCCATTCGGCGGGGTTTTTTTATATCTCAACAAAACTGTGTTGGAGCACCTTCGGGTGCTTTTTTGTTTCTAAGAGTTCCACATGGTTAAGACATTTCTTGAAAACCTCCATGAATGGAAAGGTAGGCTAATCGCGTATTGTGGCGGTACTGGTGTCAGCGTATTCAGCGAAACTGTGGCGGCTAAGGCCCAGCAATCCAGTGAGTTGGCTACCAGTAGCCCCGATATCACCATTGCCAATTTAATTTCCATTGGTGGTCTTGTCGTTGTAATTGCGAGGCTAATTTTTGATATCTGGGTTCATTTCGATAAGCGTAAACAGGGGAAGAAAATAGATGGATGCAAAGCAACTGACCGAATTAGTCGTTAGGCCGACTTTAAAGCTGCTTGGCTTGTATAGTACATCGGCAGAGCAATTGGTTGTCGGCACTATCTTTGTTGAGAGCCGAGCCAAATACCTCAAGCAAATTGGTAATGGTCCGGCTCTAGGTATTGTGCAGATGGAACCTGCCACTCATGACGATATTTGGCAAAACTATTTGGCTTATCGTACTGAGTTGAAAGAAAAGGTAAGCCAGCTCGTAAAAGAAGGTACAGCACAGGAACTTATCACGAACTTAGCTTATGCGGTGGCGATGTGCCGAGTGCACTACTTGCGCGTTCCTAAGTCTTTACCTAGTCCTGGTGATATTCCTGCGTTGGCACGGTATTGGAAGACGTATTACAACACACATAAAGGAGCAGGAGAGGTCTCCGACTTCATCGATAAATTCCCGAAAGACATACTGAATTAGAAGCGGCCTATAACGGCCGCTTTTTTATTGGAGCTAATACTATGAAAGTTTTCTTGTTTACCTTCTTTAAAAGCTTGCTTGGTTACTGGGCTGCAAAGCTACTCAGCCCTGAATCGGTGACTGAGCTGCTTATCACGATTGCTGATGCTCATGCCAAAAACACCAAGACCGACACGGACGACCGCTTGATTGATATTGTGAAAAAGCACTTAGGTAAAGAGCAGTAACCCCATTTTCACCACCAAGAGCAAAGACGTTAACGATTTGCAATGTCGTCGAGCATTGCCAGGCTTCGGCCATTTAGTAATAGTGCTTACGGTGGTGACCCTATTCCTAATGTCTTCACGGACATGCGTTGGTGCCTCGCTGTTTCTCTGTGTTAGCTATGACCATGAAGTAACCTGACCCGTTGCTTAATCCTTAACATGAGAGCGCACAAAGAAAATCAATAAGGCTCAAGCTGAGGGGCGAAACTCCCCTTCATTACTGGAAACGTCAGCCACAGGCGAAGAAGCGGCGTGACACTGGAGAGACAGATTTAGCGGTTTAACTCTATGACTACAGTACGGTTGCGTATCTCTGATACGAAAATTAAAAGCTATTTGAAAAGTGATACTGTCACGAGGCTTCGGGATGAAAGATATGCTTTAGAGCTTCGTTTTCACAAGTCTCGCGAGAGTGCTACTTGGTGGTTGATTGATAAACGAAAGAACAACGGAAAACACGGAAAACCAAAATGGGAACGGCTTGGACTTTGGCCTCGTCTAAGCGCTAAGGCACTGTTTGAGTTGTTACCCCAAAAGATTGCTAGGATGGCGACGGATACGAACCAAGTGGTTACAGACTGGACCTGTTTTGGTGATTGCTTGCGCTGGTATGTGCAGCATATTGAGTCGAACAAGGATATCTCTTCAGAGAGGAAAAGTGCCGTTAAGTCGGTGGTCTTTAATCACTTGTTACCAGCTCTTGGGGAGTTGCCTCTTGTTAATATTCGGAAGCACCATATTAAGGATTTATTGGTTTGGCCGCTGCGTGAGCGCTATGAACTTAGAACGGTTAAAGGCTACTTTGCTATTTTAAAAGCAGCGTTTAATCAGGCATATCGAGAAGAACACATAGCTTCCAACCCAGTGGCTGCGATGGTGTTTACGGACTTCATCAGCAAGAAAATTACGCCTAATGAGGGCAAGATTCAGTCTGATGATGTGAGCCAGTTGTTAGATAGGTTAAAGACACACTCAGTGCAAAAGCAGGTGTTTGTGTTGATGCAGTTAGCGCACGGGACACGTATTCGTGAAACCCGCTTAGCTCGATGGAGCCATATCGATTGGGATGAGAATATCTGGCGAATCCCCGCCTGTAATGCCAAGAACGGTGAGGCTTTGGTGCTGCCGATGACCTGGCAGATTAGAAACTTGCTTCAACAGTATCGCCTTACCCAAAAGGAAGGACAGAAGTTTATATTTCCCAATGCGAAAGGGGATGCACCTATCTGTAAGGACACTGCCAACAGTACTTATGCGGAATGGAGTGAGGGTGAGTTTACTAGCCACCATTGCCGTAAGTTAGTCGGTACAAGATTGACTGACCTTGGTGTCGATAAGTTTGTACGTGAACGCATTCTTAATCACAAGATGTCAGACTTAGACCAAGCTTACATACACACGACAACGGAAGCCTTGAAACTTAAGGCCTTGCAGACTTATCACAATTGGTTAGATCTGCAGGGCTTTATTTTTTTCCATGGGAAGATCGCGGGAAGATCCTAAAACATGATCATCTAGTGTGAGCTTAGAATCGATAAGGCTTCACGCATCGCTGACCGATTTAACTCTTAAGAAAATCTGTTAATTGTGGTGATTGGTGTTCATTTGGATGTTTGGACGTCTAAAACACCAAAAAACCGAGAAAGGAGTAGAAGGGAGTTTTACTGGTTTTGACCCCAAAAACGCCTGATTTCAGCGTTTTTTGAGTGGTTGAAAATCACGGTGAAAATTAGGTTTAAAAACGCTGTTCAATTAATTCCAAGTCAAATCCCACTCACGCCTTGTCCCACAAGGGCTGCGAAAGATTGCGGGTCCTTCCCAGAGGTTCAATAACCCACGGGGCTGAGACTCGCCGATTCCGCCTCATTTTAATGTCCGGTTTTTACTCCCTTCTATCGGGTGGGTCGAGAAGGGAGTGAACCATAACGCGTAACGCTAGAAGAATGTCGCTATGGCTGAAGTAAACCGAAATGAATTTGCTCGAATTATGGGTTACTCACCGAAGTGGGTGGGCGACCTCATCAAAGAGGGCTTGCCACACCAAGGCGGTGGTGGACGAGGTAAGCCTCTAATCATTGAAACAGATAAAGCCATTCAGTGGATTATCGACCGCGAAATCAAAAAGCAAATTGGCCAGTACGAGAAAGAGCACAGTAGCCCAAAAGTTGGCACCAAAGACGGAGAAGACTTATTGCTCACTGCTGCCAAACGCCGCAAAGCTGAAATTGAAGCTCAAAAGGCCGAAGAAACAGTGATGGATTTGGGAGAGTTAGCCCAGTTCCTTTACATGGTTGGAAACTTATTTGGTAGTGAGCTGGATGGTATAGGGGCTCGAACAGCTTTAGAGGTAGCGTCAGAACATGAACCCGCCAAATGCAAAAACACAATTGACCGAGAAGCTCGACGTATACGCACTGCCACCGCTGACCACCTCAGTGCGTTCGTTGCTGAGTATCTTGCAAAACGTAGCAGAGATGATCAGAGCGAAGCCGCTGAGGAATGCTGCGCAGTGGGCAACTGAGAATAGAATTATGCCTCCGGGTTCGCCAATACCTGGTCCGTTTGATACGACTTCAACACCATACATGATTCCTGTTTGTGTCGCGTTTGCCGACCCTGCTTATTCAAAAATCACCTTTGTTATGGGAACGCAGATGGGAAAGTCGGCCACGATGCAAAACGTGATTGGATGGCGCCTTGACGACCAACCTGCACCGATCATCTATGTGGGGCCGACCGAGTCGAACATTAACAACGTCGTTGAGCCCAAAATAATGGAGATGTTCCGAGAGTGCTCAACGCTGTGGTTAAAGTACGATGATAAAAGCCCCAAACATAAAAAACGTATTGGGGGCGTGTCTTTGCGTTTTGCATGGGCTGGTTCGGCAACTGAATTGGCATCGGATTCTGCGGTTATCACGCTAGTTGATGAGTTAGACCGTCCTGATACCAATGCAACAGGTGAGGGCTCATTAGCGGAAATTGCAGAAGCGCGTGGTGATGCTTATATCGACTCAAAGCTTGGGTTAACTAGTACGCCAACGCATGGTAAGGCAAGTACCTATGAACACCCTGAAACAGGGATGACTCATTGGGCAGTTGCACCAAAAGGCAAAGTGTCGAGCCCGATTTGGTTGGAGTGGGAACAAGGAACTCGACATGAATGGGCTGTCCCATGCCCTGACCCAGATTGCGGTGAGTATTTCATACCACGAAGTGATCTACTTTGGTGGCCAGGCAAAGGCACAGAGAATGAAAGCTCTCCCGCAGCTGCATCGCGTGAAGCCCGTTTAGTCTGCCCTCATTGTGGGGGACAGATTGAAGACAAACACCGCAAAGTAATGAACGCTCAAGGTATTGCTATTGCTCCTGGGCAATACGCTAAGAAGTACGACGACAGCTCTGTATTGATTACACAAGGCGGTGAATCAACCGTCGTCCCATTTCATTCCATGCTTCATCCACTGGAAGACAACAACCACTTCAGTATTTGGGTGAGTGGTCTTTGCTCGTTCTCCGGTAAAAAGAGTTATGGCTATCTAGCCAGAAAACTCCTTCAAGCGCAGAGAAGCGGTGACCCACACCAATTACTCTCTGTTTATAACACAGGGTTTGGAGAAATATTTGCTGTTGTTGGTGATGCTCCTGAGTGGGAAGAAGTCTACAAGCTACGCTCGACGTTCTCATCAGGTGAAGTTCCTGATGGGGTACACACACTAATTTGTACTGTGGATGTCCAGAAAAACCGTCTTGTTTATATCGTACGCGGTTGGGTTGATGGTATGTCCTCACGCCTGATTGAGTTTGGCGAGCTATGGGGGGATACCGATAAGCCGGAGGTATGGAGTGAACTAGATGACTTGATGGAGCACGAATGGGGGAACTTAAAAATCAAGCAGTGCGGTGTCGATGCAGGCTACAGAACTGATGAGGTTTATGCCTGGGTTCGTCGCCATAAAACTCGTGCACGAGCGTTAATGGGTTGGCAGAAGCTCCCCAAACCTTTTCGTGTCACTCGCGTTGAAGTTGATAAGCAGGGCAAGGTTAGAAAGCGTGGTGACAAGCGATGGGACTTTGATGCCAGCTTGGCGAAAGCGTGGGTACATAACCGTGTCCGTTGGAAACGCGGCACCGTTGGTGATTGGTTACTGCCTTCCGATGTCTCAGAAGATTACTGTAAGCAGATTGTTGCTGAGGAGTTTGATGATGAAAAAGGAGAGTGGAATCGAGTCAGTAAAGACAACCACTTTCTCGACTGTGAAGGTATGAACTATATGGTGGCCAGAATGCTACGACTTGACCGAAAGAAACCAAAACCGATTGATGATGAGGAAGAAACTCAACCTGAATCGGTAGCCGATGAGGCAGACGAGCAGGAAGACGAGGAAGAGCGTAAGCCTGTTAAGTTGAAAAAACGCAAGCGCCGCTTAGTACGGCGAAAAGGAAACTTTGCTAAATCATGGTAATACCGACAAAGATCACTTCAGGTCTGTCGGTCAACTTCAAACTCTCTTATCCAGATTACCCCGCTAGTTCTTGGGTAGCCACTATCTATCTACGTTCCGCATCCGGTAAGGCAGACATTGTCGGCACACCGGAGGGTGATGCGTTCCAATTCTCGATACCAGCAAGCGAGACAGCGAACTGGCCCGCAGAAGAATACAGCGTTGTGTTGCGTGTAACTGATGGCACCGATGTACATCAGCCTCTTACCAGCCGATTAACTGTACTGCCAGACTTGGCAGCATTGGATGTACATGACCCTCGCAGCGAAGCAGAGAAAGCATTGGTAGCTATTCAGGCTACGTTAACCAATCGTGCTACATCTGATCAGCTTAAGCTGTCGTTTGGTGGTCGTAGTCTGGAGAAGACCCCGTTGAGCGAACTGCTGCAGTTAGAGCAGCGATTTCTCAATAGGGTGAATCAGGAGAAGCGTAAGAAGTCTGGCCGAGGTCTTCTGACAGTACATAAAGTGAGGATGCGCTGATGTGGAATCCTTTTAATCGCAACGCTAAGCCAGAGGCCAAAAAGAAACGTCGCAAGACGCCATATGTCAAATTGAGTCCTGTTTCTCGAAGCCTATTCTCGGCAGCTGATCCAGACAGAAACAATAGTACTTGGGATTCTTCACCTGTGCCCATTGGCAAGATGATTGATCAAAAACTCGCGGTTTTAGTCGCTCGGTCACGCGAACAGATCAGTAACAATGACTATGCCCGAGGGTTTGTCCGAGAAGTTCGTAAAAATGTACTCGGACATAAAGGTATTGTTCTTCAAGTTCGGGGCAAAGAACCTGATGGTTCATTGGATACCAACGGAAATGCTGCCGTTGAGAAAGCTTTTAAAAAGTGGGGACGACGCGAAAACTGTACTGTTGATGGGCGTCTTGATTGGCGCAGAGCCAAGCGCGTTATTCTCAATACGGTAGTGGGGAGCGGTGAAGCGTTCATACGAATCGTTGAAGGCCCACATGCTGGTCCCTGGGGATTTGCTATTCAGCTCATAGACCCTCTAAGAGTACCGATTCAGGTCAACGAAAGCCGACTAGCAAACGGAAACGTAATTCGAAACGGCATCGAAATGACCCCTTATGGACGCCTGGTTGCTTACTTAGTTGAAACAAAAGCAGGTGTTTTGGCTGAAGCATTTCGCCATGGAGGTAAAGAGTTTGAACGTGTTTCCGCTGAAGACATGCTGCACGTTTATGACCAAGAGCATCCTGAGCAATTCCGTGGTATTCCATGGAATCACACATCATTAAGTCGAATGCGTAACCTTTCTGGGTTTGAAGAAGCTTCTGTTGTAAACGCCAGAGCGGGGGCTAGTAAAACACTGGTACTTCAAGCAGACGCTGATGTTTATGAACCGGATGAATCCGAAGAGTTTGAAGAGCCAGAGATTGAGTTAGAACCAAATACGGTTGTGACTTTGCCTCCAGGCTTTACTCCTGTTGATTACTCGCCGGATTTTCCTTCAACAGAGACGGCAACGTTCTCAAAGCATATGTTGCGAGGAATGGCTACAGGTCAGGGTATGGCTTACAACACGTACGCCAATGATTTGGAAGGTGTCAACCTTAGTTCAATTCGACAAGGCAAGCTTGACGAACGTGACGGTTGGAAAGAGTTACAAGAATGGTTCATAGAGTCGGTTTGCCATCGAGTTTATGAACGTTGGCTTCAGTATTCATTACTTGCTGGAAAAGTCATTAACTCCAATGGCAATCCTATCCCAGCTAGCCGCTTAGGCAAATTCCTAGATGCAGATTGGCAACCTCGCCGTTGGGAATGGATTGACCCTCTTAAAGAAGAGAAAGCCATTACCGAAGCTCAAGAAAATGGTCGTAAGTCCCCTGGTGAAGCAATACGTGAATCTGGTCGTGAGCCTGTAGATGTCTGGAAGGGATATGCAGAGGACATCAAGGCAATGAGAGCGGAAGGGATTCCAGATGAAATGATAGCCCAGATTTTGGGAATAAAAGCCACCGGGCAACCTGTAGGAGTAAATCAAAGTGAGCAAGAAGAAGACGAAACTGACGACGAGTGATCTGATTCGTCAGGTCACAGGTCAACCTGTGTATCGAAACTACACGGTTGAGTCAGTGGATGAAGAAAACCGTACGGTTGAACTGGCTTTCTCTAGCGAATATCCAGTTGAGCGTTGGTTTGGCTATGAAGTCCTCGACCATTCATCTGGTGCAGTACGCATGGCACGTTTTGATGCTGGCGCTTCTGCCTTGGTTAACCATGACTGGGACGATCTAGTTGGTGTCATTGAATCAGCTCGAATCGAAAAGAATAAGGGCCGAGCGGTTGTTCGGTTCGGTACTAGCCCAAGAGCTGAGGAAATTTGGCAGGACGTTAAAGATGGCATTCGTAAGCACGTTTCTATTGGTTACATCGTCCATGCGATGGTTCTTGAAAGTGATACGGATGATGTTCGCACCTATCGTGTGACAGATTGGGAGCCGTTCGAGCTGTCTTTTGTCACGGTTCCCGCTGACCCTTCCGTTGGTGTTGGGCGCAGCTTAGATACAACCAAATACCAAAACCACCTGCGTGATATGGGGATCATCATCCCAACTGGCGCAACAGAAAATGAACGTGAAATTGAAAACCGGAGTGAATCCAATATGAAGACTAAAACCCTGCGTGATGCCAGTGGCCGCTTAGTTCGTGCAAAAGTTGATGAGAACGATGTGATTGTTGAGATTATTGAAGTTCTTGAGGAGTCCAACACAGAACGTCAAGCTGGTATTGAAGCAGAGCAAAACCGTGTGCGTGATATTTTAGACCTGTTCGAGCAATACGAAAGTCGTGGTGTTGATCCTAACCCTTATCTTCGAGACAAAAAGAAGACAGCTGCCGATTACCAACGCGCCTTACTTGATGCTGCGTCTGAGAATGGCGGTCAACCAGCGGGAGCACGTAGCGCAACACCAACGGTTGCTGACAGCCCAGACATTGGCTTGTCTGACAATGAAATTCGTCAGTATTCATTCCTGAACGTTCTGCGTTACCTGTCTCAGCCAACGAATGAAAAGTATCGTCGAGCAGCTGCATTTGAGCTTGAAGCCTCTGAAGCCGCAGCCGATAAAATGAAGCGTGAAGCACAAGGTATTATTGTACCTAACGATGTTCTTCGTGCAGCTGCGCCAGTAAGTGCTAGTGGTTCCGGTAGCAACTTGATTGCTACTGACCATATGGCGGGTAGCTTCATTGATATGCTCTATAACAAATCAGCAGTCATGAACTACGCAACTACGCTAACAGGCCTAGTCGGTGATTTATCTATCCCGACTCAAGAGGGTGGCGCTACGGGCTATTGGCTTGGTGAAGATGTAGATGCAACCTTATCTGAAATCACCTTTGGTGAGCGTGGCCTACAAAACCGTACTTGTGCTGCGCTAGTAGAAATGACCCGTAAGATGCTGATGCAGTCTTCACCAGATGTTGAGATGTTGGCTCGTGCGGATATTGCTAAAGCTCTGGCTCTTACTATTGATAAAGCTGCCTTGTACGGCACTGGTGGTGATCAACCGCTTGGTCTTGCAAACATCACGGGTGTGAACGGTGTAGATTTCACTGCGGTTAATCCGACGTTCCAAGAAATTGTAAACATGGAAACAGAGATAACTGCTGACAATGCTGATGTTGGTTCCATGCTTTACATGATGAACGCTACTGGCCGCGGTCACTGTAAGACAACTCAAAAGTTTGCTAATACCAACGGCTCACCTATTTGGGAAGGGGGTAACACTGTAAACGGCTACGGCACGCACATTTCTAACCAGATCAACAACGGTGATTATTGGTTTGGCGTCTGGTCCGAAATGCTGATTGGTTTGTGGGGAGGCCTAGACCTGACTATTGACCCATACACTCATAGTGCGAAAGGGCGCTTGCGTGTTGTTGCATTCCAAGACGCTGATGTAACTGTTCGCCATCCTGCTTCTTTCTGCCTAGGTAAAAAACCAGCAGCCTAATCAACCAAAAACTACTAGCTAAGCCACTCAATCGAGTGGCTTTTTATTTGGAGAAACAAATGTCAGTCAAAGCAATTTTAGTTACACAACCATTTCGTTGTCGCGGTCAATTATTGAAGCCTGAAACGGCACTAGAAGTGGGGCAAGGCTGCGACATTACACCGTCTGAAGCCCGTTCTCTGGTTGGCCAAAAGAAAGCAGTCTGGATTCCAGAAGACGATCTTGAAGTCGAAGAGGACGAAGATGAGTAATTGGTCTCAATCTATGGCTGAAATGGATGCTGCTTTATTTGGTGCATTCGGAGAGTCAGCCACCATTGCGGGTCAGTCTGCAAAAGTGGTTCCAAATACATCACAAGATCAATTTGGGATGATGGCTGCCAATGTGACCCGTTTGTCTATCTCTGGTTCATCAGGTGTGAAGGTTCGCAAAGGTGACAAAGTTACCTATAAAGGCCGCAGCCATATGGTTGCTGATGTACCTGAGTATCATGATGGCTTAATTAGCTTTGATCTGAAATGAATGAACTAGACCGCCAGTTGGCAACTGCAGTAAAGAACCTCAGTGCTTTAGACGAAAAAGCGGTACCAAGTGCAGCTTCTATGGCAATAAACCGAATCGCTAAGAGAGCTATTAGCCATTCAGTAAAAGACACCTCTAAGGCGGTCAAGGTTCAGCAAAAAGTCATCAGACGTTATGCCCGAGTATCCAAAAAAGCCTCACCAAAACAGCCTGTCGCTTATGTTCGAGTAAGGCGTACCGATATTCCAGCAATTCACATAGGGGAAGCTCGTACACAAATTCGGCGTAAAAAAGGGCGTTACCAGGTGCAAAGTGCAACCCGTGCTAAAGATGGACGTTATACCAAGCGCGAAGTTTCTGGTTTTACGTCCATAAAAGTGGGTAAACATAAGTTTGACAATGCTTTTCTGCAGAAGCTGAAGAATGGTAAATGGCACATTATGCAGCGTACTAGTGATGCTCGTTACCCAATCAAGATGTGCGCTATTCCTATTTACAAAGAGATTACGTCGGCTTTTGAAACTAACTGTAGTCGTTTGATTGATAAAGATATGCCTAAAGAGTTGATGTATGCAATGGGCCAGCAGGTTCGGTTAATCGTTCGTCGGGAGGTAGGGCGTGGAAATTAACAAACAAATTCGAAAGCAGATCATTTCTGACTTGGAAAAAGCACTAATTGACAGTGAAGGGCAACCCCTTATCGCTGCTTATTTTTCTGGCCGAGGTGAACCAGTTACAGCCAGTGATGACGGTGAGACAGGATACCTCGAAGTTCCAGCCATTTCGGTCTACTTGCTTGATGGTGAATCCACTGGGCAGGATTTTGATGAAGAGGAGTGGAGCTCGGTACTTGCTGTAGAGATTATGGACTTGGCCACCAATCAACTGGATGACGACCTCGATACCTTTAGTGAGAAAGTTCTGGACGTAATTGACCGTCACTACACCGCTAATGGTTTGCTCAGTCTGTGTAATCGTTCTGGTTTTTCTTATGTACGCGAAGAAGGGGCCCCATGGGGTTCCTCGGTTTTAACATTTACTATTGAATACACCGAAGAGGTTTAATCATGTCGGACCCAACTCAAGCAATCAAAGGTGCTGGAACCTCGTTTTGGCGCAAAAAAGACGACCAAGAACTGCTTACTACTGCAGATTACCTTGATGACGCCAAATGGGAAAAATTAGGCGGCGTCAAAGAAATTCAACCAGGTGAAGTTACGGTTGAAGATGAAGAAGATAACTACCTAGACGATCCTGATGCGGACTGGGCAAAGACCACTCCGGGTCAAAAGTCAGCAGGTGATACGACCATCACGTTAGTTTGGAAACCTGGTGAACCAGGTCAACAACAACTTTCTGATGATGTAGTGAACGGTACTGTTACCGAATATCGAACCAAATACCCGAATGGCACTGTGGATGCGTATTCTGGTTACCTTAACTCATGGGGTAAAGCGGTAACGATTAAAGAGAAGATCACTCGAACACTAAAAATCAAAAACGTTGGCAAGCCAAAACTCGCGGAAATGCTATTGGCTGAACAAGCGCAGCCTGCTGAAGGGGGCGTTTAATCTATGGCTACATTCCTAAAGCAAAAGACGGTTCCTGTGGGTGACGATAAAGTCACCCTCACTCAGTTGTCTGGTTTGGATCGTTACGACTTCATGGACTTCTGCTCAGAGCAGGCCTTTCCCGAGTCGGTTGAAGCGTTATCAGAAAAAGCCAGCAAGGAAGAGAAAGAAGCGCAACTGCAAAAAATGGAGAAGGTCACTCGCCAATGGAACCGTTTGAATTTCATCATGCAGGCTCGATTGGTGGCTCATGGCACGAACTTCGATATTGATGATATTGATGAGCGCCATCAGTACGTCATGTCTGCCATGTCTAAAGAGCAAATCAAAGAGCTTCATGATGAAGTGGCCAAGCTTTCTGGTATGTCACTGCCTGATGAAACCCCATCCAGTGAAGAAGATGTTGAACCAGAAACGCCAGAAAAAGACGGTGAGCAGGAAGACGATTTGGAGCCTGTCGACCCAAAAGCTTAATTCGGGCTGAAAGGCGGTTCGCCCAAGACCTTGCTCGCGAGTTTGGTCATATCTGTTGGCGAACCATGCTGGCTTCCATTAGCTGTCAAACGGTCATCGAATGGCGAGAGTATTTCTCGGAGCAGGGCTTTTCACATCACATGGATAACTGGCGCTTTGCTGTTAGTTGTGCGTCTAACTGGAATATCACGGCCATGGTTGCAGGAGTGAAGTTAGACGAGCCTGTTTCATACCGTGATTTCCTACCCGTGACCGACGAGCCCGAAGAACCCCACGAATACACTGATGAAGAGCTGATGGCATTGAGCGAATCAGCAGGAGGATTCCGTATTGAGTGCCCAGATAGCTGATTTTAATATCCGCTTCAATACTGAAACCGCCAAGTTTCAGAAGGACGTGGATTACGCCAAAAAGATGCTGCGTGGCTATACCAAAGAAGCCAAAGTTGCGAATGATGAAACAGCTAACTTTGAAAGAAAAATCAATGTAGCTGGAAGTAGTATTAGAAAAATGGGTACAGCAACCCTACAGCTGACTGGAATGATAACGGCAGGCGTAGGTGCAGCAGTAGCGGCCAGTACATACATGGTTCGCCAAAGTGCGCAGCAAGCAAGGGAAATAGAGCGTCAAGCAACAGTTGCCCAAGTGTCTGTGCAACGTATCCAAGAGCTTTCTTATGCTTCAGAGCAATATAGCATTGCAGGCGATAAGATGGCTGACATCCTAAAGGATGTTAACGATAAATTAGGAGACTATGCAGCGACTGGAGGCGGTGAGTTTAAAGATTTCTTTGAACAAATTGCGCCAAAAGTTGGATTAACGGTAAGTGAACTGCAAAGAATGGCTGGACCTGAGGCTTTAATTGCGATTAAAGAAGCCATGGACCAAGCCAATGTTCCTATGAAGCAGCAAATCTTTTACTTAGAGTCGATTGCTAACGATGCATCGGCACTAATGCCTTTGTTGGAAAACAAAGGCGAAAGATTGTATGAACTAACGCGTCACTACAAAGATTTGAACGTTGCAATGTCAAAATATGACATTCAGCAGTTCAAACAGATGGATCAGCAAATTTCCGACATGGAAATGCAAATGAGCAGGGCATTTGGCAACCTTTCTCGTCAAGTTACTTATAGTCTGCTTCCTGCCATGGACGATGTAAATACATTCGTTTCCAATATGACCAAGGGAGTCAGAGACTACACCAGTCAAATTGAAGCGTTTGGCATGGCCACAGCGACCCTCAATGTATTCTCTGGAACCTCAATGCGAGAGAAGCACCGTGAAATTTTCGGTGAGATGATCGAGCTACAAGAAGAGCTTAAAGAATACGAAGGTGTAGATGTAAATAAGCTACCAAGCATTAACCCGTTTGGTCAGAGTCGGAATGAGTGGTTTAACCTTCAACGCGATTTAGGAATGAAGCGTGATGAGTTGAAAGAGTTAAACGACAAGATTGTAGAGCAACAAAAGCGTTGGTCCAGTAATTTTGATTACACACCTCCAAGCTCAAAGCCTGCAAATGACGATGTTGATGACAGTTACAGCAGTGATTCAGAGTCTAAAAAGTTAGAACGCCTTCAAGCCGCTGGTGCAGCAAGGTTATCCACTTTAGATAATCAGTACGCCAGCGAACGCGAAAAACTAAAGCTTTCGCATGAGCAGCGTCTTGAAGATATTGAAAACCTCAAACTCTCAGAGCAAGAAATTGAGCAGCGTGGTTTTGATTCACTGGCTGCAATTAAAGCGGAGTACAAAGAGCGCGAGAAAGAGTTCTACGACACCGAGCTTGACGATTTTGAGCGTAAGCAAGATGAAGCGATTCAGCGAGAAATTGACGCTTATATCGCAAAAGAAGATGCCAAAACCAAAGCGGCAGAGCGTGCGTCCAAACAGCGAGCCGATACGGAAAAGCGCATTGAGCAATCCGTCCTGTCGATGAAGTTTGGCTTAGCGTCGCAAGGCCTATCATTGATTGAACAAACCGCTAAACAAGGCTCGTTCATTCAAAAGGCGGCATTCGCTGCGCAAAAAGCCATGGCTGCTGCTCAGGTCTATATGCAAGGTGAAGTTGCCGCTACGGCTGCACTGGCTCCACCGCCTATCGGTTTGGGTCCAATTGCAGGTGTCGGTCAAGCAATGGTCATTCGTACTTTGGCTGCTGCCAGCGCAGGCTTAATCATGGGGCAAGCTGTCGCAGGCATGGCGCATAACGGCATTGAAGAAGTGCCAATGTTCGCAGGTCGCAGTGAGTCAAACTGGACGTTAAAAGCAGGTGAGCGAGTCTACACCAATGAGTCAGCGCGACGCATTGACCAAATGTACCGCGCTACCATGGCAATGTACCGCCAACCATTTGCTGCCAACGACCCGACCATGGCCTACCAAAACCGCATGGCCGCGAACGGGAACGGAGCCAGCGCCCAACCTTGGACCATCATTATTCATGAAGCCGAGCCTGGTACTCACGCTGAGATTGATGACGAGAACAAAGTCCTCAACATCATGATGAAGGATGCGCAAAGTGGTGGGAAATACTTTAGCTACATCTCTAAAACGCTTGGCGTTCAGCCAGGAGGATTCAAATAATGGCAACCGTCAAACCTGAAGTGTTGGCACAATTGAACCCGAACGTGATCCTTTACCCGTGCAAGTATTTTGGTAACGGCATATTGCCGTTGCCAAAATCCAAAGGGTATCAGTATCAACATGGCAAAACGGTCATACGCTCAAAGATGGATTTGGGCTTGGCCACCATGCGTCGTCGCTCTCGCATAGCCCCTGCTGAATTTGTCTTACCATTCCGGTTCACCGGAGAGCAAAAAGAGGTATTCGAGAGTTGGGTATTCAATGAACTAGAAGCAGGCGTGGAGTGGTTCTATTTGCCGCTTCGAACGGGCGACTACGACCTTGAAGTACATAAGTGCCAGTTTACCGCCACACCTGGCGAGGACACCCCATTCGTTTATAAAGGTGGTCGCAAAGACTTTGGTTCCATATGGGAACTTAAAGCCAAAGTGCAAACCTTCCGTGCTTTAAAACTGGAGCGCTACACAGCTCGCGTACTTTCCCGAGATACTTTATCTGGCATCGAAAAGGCCGCGTTAGCTGCCGAAGAGGCCGTATTCAAAATGCCATAGTGAGGCAAACGTGATCATAGCAACGATTGAATATCAGCACCCCTCCTTACCAGGAGGGGTGTTGCGTTATGTGAAGGACGGAATTGACCTACATGCCGGAATTGAGTCAGGCGAGTGGGTGTGGTTCACAGCAGGTCAGTTTGCTTTTCAGTTGCCCGACAAGGCAACCAAAGGGCAAGAAGCTCTCACCGTGGCCGCGCCTAATACCGACCTGACACTTTCCAAGGCGATTGAAACCGCCAAGCGACACGAGCCCGTGATTCCAGTCGTGAGCATTTACCGCGAATACGACACCGACGACTTGAGCAAGCCGCGCAACAAGCGAATACGGCTCACCATGTCCTCGGCCAAAATCACTGCCATGACCGTGACCCTCACGAACTCATGGAAAGATTTGACCAACCGACGCTTCATGCGCCCGATTTACAACAACGTTACGCACCCAGGGTTGATGTACATATGAGTAAACCATCCATGATTGCTTACTTTAAATCGCTGCCAGATGGTCACTTTCCGGTGGACGGCTGCGTCCTGCTTGTTCGTGAGGCATGGCAGCGTTTCTTGCACCTTGAAAATTTGCCCAAGCATATGGACCAGTTTGTCACACCAGACTACGCCCATGAGCTGATTGATGGCTATCAAGGGCAGTTAATCGAACCCATTCCAAAGCCAGAGCACCTGTGTATGGTCGCCGCCTCTGGGAAAGGCAAATGGCATTGCGGTGTATTCAGCGCCGAGCAAATGCCAGGTTATGTCATCCATACCCTTGGCTGCACCGTCAAGATTGAACCGTTAAACCAGTTCCGCCGCCGATTTGATACCGTGGAGTTTTATCGTCATGCCACACATTGTCGAGTTTCAACATCCGATACGAAAGGATAAACGCAAGGTTCATACTGTCGATGCTGGCACTCGCTTGTCGGATTGGCTAGAAAAACACTTCCCGAACCAAACCTTCAATGCCACTTTAAATTTTAACCGGCTCGATGATTTCAATGTGATCATCGGCGAGCGTGATGTAGTGAGTATTCGGCCTAAAATCGGCTTTGGTGTGGATTGGCTTGTCTATGCTGCGTTGGCCCTGTCAGCGGCCTCTGCTGTCTACATGTACATGAACATGCCGGACATGAGCGGCAACCAGAACACCAAGCAGGCCAGCTCGGTGTACAACTACAACGGCCAAGGCAATAAGCCAAAACTTGGCAACCCCGTTCCAGTTCGTTATGGGCGCATGCCGCATTACCCTGACATCATTGCCCCAGATTGGTGGGAGTACGAAAACAACGAGCAGTATTACTACCAGACCTTTTCTCAGGGCATCGGCAAGTTTCTTTACCATCGCCACGTTATTGGTGAGACGGAAATCAAACCAGACAATCCCGACATTGAAATCCGAGAATATAAGCCTGGTGAAGTGGTGGATCATTTCCATCACATCGTCTGGACTTCCAAAGAGGTTGGTTCATCCGATGGCCAAGGCGGCTTAAAGCTCGATGGCGTGACCTCGGATTGGGTCGCAGAGACCAGCAGCAACGAAGCGCGTTTTCGTGGCAAGGTGGTTGAACTGTGGTCTAACTACAGCATTCATACAGGCAATGGTGATTACACGTCGACATTGCGCCGCGATAAGTGGCCTTGGGATGCAGGCCAGCATGTGGTTATCACTTCTACTACTCAGGAAAGTCTCTACTTTGAGGGCAACATCCACTTTCATGATATGGGCGATGATGGTGACGTTATCGACCCTGAAGAGCTGCCAGACGAAATTGAAAACCCATTAGGTTGGGGTTCGTTAGCGGTGAATGATCGGATGATAATCACGGGCGCAGGGATCAACTCGGGTACCTACATTGTCACCGCTTTGCTTGCAGGAAATCGTATTCGGGTCAAACCGGATGGTGGTACTGAAGTTACGCGATTCCATCCTATGACCAACGTCTATGTTCGGATTTATGAGGCGGTGGGCAATGATGGTACCTACGTGTGTAAAGACAGTAACGGCACTCTAGCCTTGGTGGATTCCATCACATTGGAAGAAGTACCTGGTTGGAATGGCTTTATTACCTTAGATACGCCTAGCGCAGAAATTTCGGTGTTAGAACGGGATCGAGAAGCTGAATGGGTCGGTGACTTTCTTTGTGTTCCTAGCAATGCGACCGCGCTTGATGTGGGACTGGATTTTATCTTCCCTCGCGGCCTTGGCACCATGAACAAGAATGGTGACATCAACGCTCGAACGTGTGAATGGCAAGTGCGTGTGCGGCCAGAGGGCACGAATCAGGCTTATCAAACCCATAAGTTAACCCTGACAAAGGGCGATAATACGCCGCAGCGCATCACCGTTTGGTTGAAAGAGGAAATGGGACTCGCACCAGGGCGTTGGGAAGTGGGCTGTCGTCGTCTGAGCACTGTCACCAAAGCGACTAAAGTGTTTGATGAAGTGCAGTGGATGGGGCTGAAGTCCGTCATTCAGAAAACCTATACGAATGAAAAAGAGTCCATCATCACGCTGAAAATCAAAGCCACCAACTCGCTCAGTCAGCAGGCCAATAGCCAATACTGGAATGATTCGACGCGCATCTTGCCTGTTCGCCAAGACGACGGCAGGTATGTAGAAGAGCCAACTCGCTCCATTGCGGATGCGGTCATTGATGCTTGCCGCAATGATGTGTACGGGGCAGGACTAGAAGACGATGCCATTGACCTAGATACCTTGCTGGCTTACCGAGATAAATGGGGATCGCGAGGTGATAAGTGTGATGGCTTATTTGACCAACCGACCACGTTTTGGGAAGCGCTACGTAGGCTACTCGAAACGGGACGCGCTTACCCTCGCATCGAGCTTGGCACGGTCAGCATGTGGCGCGATGAGCCAAGAGAGACGCTGTGCAAACCATACTCACCCGTGAACATGACGCCAGACAGCTTTTCTGTCGACATCGACATGGTGAAGGAAGATGACTACGACGGCGTAGAAGTCGAGTGGTTCAATCCTCAGTCTCGAAAATCTGAAACCTTGCTGTGTACCTTACCAGGGCAGAACGGGTACAACCCGAACCCACTTAAGCTGAACTTTGTCACCAACGAAGAGCAAGCCAAAAGGGAAGGGCTATTCCATGCTGCTGTGCAAGCCTACCGCCGCACCAACATTGACTTCACCACCGACATGGATGGATGGGAGTCGAACTACGGTGATGTGATTCCGGTGGCACACGATGCGGTGAGTTGGGGCGCATCAGGTCAGGTGATCGAAACGCTAAACGCCGCCGATGGCAATCAATACCTGCAGCTTTCAGGTCTGTTGGAATGGGAACCAGGTAAGCAGCATTATTTGCTGTTTAACCGAGGCAACAAAGGAACGCATGGCCCGTACCGAGTCGAGCCGACTGAGGCGCCAGATATTGTCATTCTGGTCGATGAGCCAACCGAAAAGATCATCGCGGTGGGTGAAAAGGGCAAAAAGCCAAGCGAATACATGTTTGGCCAAGCCGACACCATGTACAAGAAATGCATCCTGCAGCAAGTCAAACAAAAAGGGGAGTTTGAGGTCGGCTGCGCCGCTATCGAAGATGACCCTCGCGTGGATGCCTACGCATAAATTCAAGCACTCAATGCCCAGCCCTCGCGCTGGGCTTTTTTATGAGGTTTATTCATGACCCAGAATATTGAACAACGCACTTTGGCCGCGGCTAAGCTAATCGAGCAATCAGGACTGGCCTCGCATGAATATGTTACTACCGAGAGCGAACACTACACTAAACCTACGGGTGAAAAGGGATTGTCGGTAGCAGGCATTAACAACATCGCTCTGCGAACGATTAGTAGCAATCAAGCGGCTTTCGATAGCCAATCCAAACAGAATCAGACTAAGTTTGATACTCAGGATGCAACACAGAAAAATGACTTCGCGGTTCGTATGGCGGAATTCGAGTCCAAGTTTCAAACCCAGTACACCTATAAGAGAGTAGGACCGTGGGTTGCGAACCTTGACTTAACTGTTGACGATCATAAAGACGTTGCTTTTGAATACCCAACAGACTCCGGTGAGTGGTATGCCCCTAAGTTAAGCTTGTTGCCGTTTAATACGGGCAATGTCTTTACTAAAGAGCAGTATTCATTGGTCAGTGCCGCAGATCAAAACTTCACGCAAACAGTCGCCAGCAAGTCAGCTCGATTGGCTGCCTCTGAGCTCATTGCGCCATTGGGCTCTGTTGATAGTTTGAGGGCAGGAGACATCATTCCAGCCGTTGTTGGTAAAGCGGTTATCAGCGAAAAACTTCACAGTGTTTACCCAATCTCACTTTCAGATAGAACCGTTTCTCACTTTGAAAATGGCCGTTTGTACTTTACTGACGGTTCAATGGCTCATACAGCTGAAATCAAAAATGAAAAGAAACTAATATTCAATAAAACTAACACGATAGAGCGTGACGTTTCTTTTACGGACTTCATCATTGAAGCGATGCTTGACCATGAAGAAGTGATCATTGATGGCGTGGAAGTATGGCTTTCAGAACGCACTGTGCCTAAAGCGGCCAATATCCGTAAGCTCACGGTAAAAAACGGTGGGTTGGTCCGCTTTGACGATTTGGAACTAACCATTGAGGCTGAGGGAAAAAGCTTTGTTGTTGACTTGAGAGATGGTGGGAATATTCACTGTGGGCTCAGAAAAGCATTAGTAGCCCGAGATCATGCTCCAGGTGAAACGGTGATTGATGTCGTCGATGCCAGTGACTTACGTGTTGGAGATAGCCTAGCAACTTCGATGATGGGGGATGATGGGTACGGAAATAAATGGGCTAACGCGCTCAGAAATCCTGGCGATTCATATAACATCATCACCGATATTCAAGGGAATAAAGTCACGGTTTCTAACCCTGTTGGAATGCGTGGCCTCGTTAAGAATACCTGGATAGGAAATGCCAAGTTCGGCAAGGCAGGTTTGTATTTTAAAGGCGCAAATCGCTCAATGATGGCCACCATTCTTGGCGGGAACATGGAAGAGGCTGCAGCTGGATATTATGTTTCGATGGTTACAGAGATAGGAGAAGGCGTTGATCCAGCTTACCTCTTTGTAAAGGGGACGAAATTTAAGGGACAGTTTCTTGATGGGTTCTTGCTTCGTGGCGAAAAAGTTAACGCGTATTTTGATGAAGACTGGGATATCTATCTCAGCTACGACAACGCCAAGCAATCGTTCGTACAAGATACTGGAGGTGATATTGAATTAAGAAACGGTAAGTTGAGACGTGGTAACTATGATGTTGAATTTTACCCAACTAGCCGGATCAATAAACTTGGTAAAGTTAAAATGCATAACGTCGAGTGTGATGGGCGTTCTACGTTGCTTGTTAAGCCAGACCAAATCAACACAATTACAGGTAAACCATTAAGTGATACGTGGACAAACCTGGGTGATAGTTTGCACTTTACTCAGTGGTCCATCTCTGGAAGTGCTCTAACTGTTGACGGTTTTGAAGCCACGAAATGTAAGTTTAAGAACTATCGTCGCTCAATTATTGGGACCACTTTTGTTGGCATCGCTGAAGATCTTATTGTTACGGATGATATCAAGATGGCCGATTGCTACATGGACTGTGCTCCTCACTTTATTCGAGTGGATGGCGGTCGTGGTTTCTATATGTATGGCGATTGGCAGTACAACAATCTGACCATGAATATTAAGTATTCCGATGTGTATTACTTATTAGGGTTTGTTGGGGCAGAGATTGAAAGCGCACCGAAACCAGTATTCTCTGGCATCACAACCTTAAAGACGACGTCTGAAACGCAATATCCGAACAGCTGTCGAGTTGGGACAATGCAAACCCTGCACTGTATTGGTGATGAGTCTGGCACCTCATCAAAAGTTCGTTTGGTTGAGCCTTATGATGTCGATAAGGTAATTGCAGAAAACGTATCTGTATTCAAGTTGGCGCTAGGGCAAGATAACTACCTAACCCAAACGGTTGCAATGGGGCCTCATGGGATATTTGAAGGGCAGTCTTGGCGAAATAAAATTGATCCGGTTTGGACTGATAGCAGTGATTCCATGCTGACCGATGGTGGGTATGTTGGTACTGTCCAGAAAAAGTTCTACCGAAAGATAGATGAAATAGCAAACTGGATGAATGTTTGCAAAATAGCTTCACTGAATGCACCGATCGCTTCTTGCGAGTTGTGCATTAAGCCTGCTAAAGCATACAGTGGGTCTGGTTTTATCGATGCAAAATTCCTTCTTTCTCTGAGTCCAGACAATGCGATTGTGGATGCTGAGCTACCTCTTCAAAGTGAAGGCCTGTTTACTATTGGGAACAATGAAGTTAAAGCCGTCGCGGCGGGGTTGGTCTGTATGTCTAACACAGGTATTGCAGACATCAGTGAATTCAAGTTCAGACTTACTGATCAGAACGTTCTTCAGATTAATGTGGGAGGAACAAAAGACTTAGGGATGCTCATTACAGTTAAAGGCAACGTTGTAGATTTCAACTAA